ATCCACAAATTTGTGAACCAGCTCGGGAGCTGAGAGAACATATCGAAAAATAATTTTACCTTGTCCATTGCTGTCGGGTCATCTGATATGACTGCCCACGCGAGCACCAACACGGGCAAACTGAGAACTACAAGGACCGCCTCGTCCTTCCAGTCCGATTGCCTTGCTTCTAATAATTTGCCTTGGTAAGCTTCCTCACCCTGGGCCATCTTTCTTGCATGCATCATTTGTGCATCCGCCATAAGCATTTTCGTCTCTTGACGCTTCTTAAAAATGTGAGTGCCTGCTTGTGCGGCTAATTTAATTGCCGATAACCACATATTAGATCCACTTAGCTTTTTTAGACTTTTCTTTTAGCATTCTTTTAGTTCCTCTTACTTCAACTTCTTCACCTTTTGCGATGTAGTTGTAAGAACCATCTGCTGTAGTCTTAGATCTAGGGTCAATTTCAAGATTCATTTTGTCTTCTGACTTGATTTCAACAATTTTATCTAATTTTTCCATATTTTCTCCTTGTGTGTTTTATTTTAACTGTTTTTTTAGTTTTTGTCACTATCCTTTACGCATGATTGCAATATTTGGCATCATTGAATCAGAACTTGGTAGTGTTTTTGACAAAACAGTCTTTTCAATTGATGTGTCAGCACGTAATTTTGCTAATTCTTCGTTTTGTTTTAGTTTTTCGTCCTGATTTTGTTGATTCATCATTGCTTTCATCTTATCAAGGTCCATTCTCTCGTTAGCTTCCTTCTCTTTTCGAGCATTTTCTTGTGCTCTAAGGTCTAACTCTCTTGATCTTAGTTTAGCAATTGGATCATTGTCAAATTGTGAAGTAATTTTTTGCTCTTCCTTCATAAATTCTTCCATCATGTCTGCAATTAGTTGAGCTTTTCTTGCTTCAATCTTCTGAGTCATCTGCATAACTTGCATTTGAATCTGTTGAGCCATTGCTGGGTTCTGTTGTGCCTGCATTTGCATCTGTTGAAGTTGTTGCATTTCATCCCTGTACTCTAATTCAACTTGTTCTTGCGCCATTAGACTAATATGTTCAAAAACATTTTTCTCTAAACTTGCCATAACCATTGGATTATTTCTAGCCATGTTAGTTGCCATAAAATTTAAGTGTGAAGTAATGTGTGATCTATGATCTTGACCTGGAAAAGCTTGAAACTGTTTACCACCTAAAGCATCAATGTGCTCTAACGCCGGATCTTTTGGCATTGGTTGCATTGGTTTAATTAAAACAGCATCAATATTTTTTACACCTAATGCTTCATACATGTTTCTATATGCTTGATACAGATTATGCATTTGCGGATTTGATTGTGCCAGTTGGAGTTCCGTCTGCGCGAGGGAAATACGCTGTGTTTGAGAAAAAATGTTAGGGTCAGCAACTGGCAATATATCTACCCTATCATCAAAGTCTTGTTGTTTAATCATTCTTTGACCCCCAACTACATCATACGGATATTCTTGAGGTAGATATAACTTGAATACTCTAGCCATGATTCTGAATTCATTTTTCAAAGCTGAGTAAATTCTTTTGTGAATCGCAGACATAGTTCTACTTCCTCGCTCTAAAAGAGCTACTGTTGTTCCTACTGCCGCTTGTTGATTTCCATCGCCAACTTGTAGATCTGCAATAGATGCAAATCTTTGACCAGCATTTACTACAACGCCCATTAGTGATAGTAAAGTTTGTGATGGTTCTTTAAATGGTAACATCATAAATGAATCTCTTAAATTTCCACCTGGTGCATCTACATCTCTGAATTCACCTGGTTGAATTGATTGTGCATCATCTCTAATTCTAATACCACGTTGTTTAAAACCTGCTGGTAAGTTAGATAAAGTTCCTGCATCTAATAATTGTCTAAGTGCACTTGTTGCAGTACGTGACAATCCACCAATCATGTGAATTAAACCAAAACCATAAAAGCCAAGTCCTGGTAAGAATTTAAAATGTACAAAATATTGTATTTTCTTTTTTAATGGATCTCCTACTTCATAGTTTCTTTTGATAGATAAAATCTCTCTTGACCCTTCTTCTAAAGTTACGATGTAAGGTATTTTAATTCCTGAGGGCTCACCAGTCTCTGGATTCTCATCTTCAAAACCTTCTAGATCTAAATCCACGTGACATTCTAATAATGTATAAACATCTTCTTCTTTTGATTTGGTAGTACCTTCCAACTCTCTTTCTTTTTTCTCAATGTCAGATTCACCTACAGTTGGTTTTCCTAAATCAACGTCTCTGTAAAAACCAGCGACTTGTTGTTTTCTTAAATCATTTTCTGAAACTTTAACACGATGAATAATTGCTTCCGCATCATCTAATGAGGTAGCTGTGTACGGAACAATTAAATCATCTGCCGGAACAAATTTTGATACTGCTCTTTGTTCCATGTCATCATAGTAAACTTTTTTAAAAGCAGAACCTGCAAGAGGAAGATTAAATAACATTTGATCAAACTCTGGTTCATACTCTTTCATTTTTTCCATGATTTCATAATTCATAAAATCTTTAACACGAGATGCTTGTTGAACTTTCTCTGGTGTAGATAAACCAATTACTTGTGTTCTAACTGGACCATCTGCCGGTAATAATTCTTTATAAGCTAATGCTTGAAATTGAGTTACTGCTTCTGCAAGAACTGGGTGTGTTGCACCTGAAGCTCCTTGGAAAGGTTCTGTTCTGTTACTGTATTTAAAACCTAAAAGGTCTAGACCTTGAATATAAGTTTTCTCCCATTCTTTTCTTGATGAAGTATAATCCATATACTTACCATTTAAGTCTGAAGCTAAACTAGCTAATACATCATCTGGTAAAAAGTCTGCAAGGTTTGCGTAATGCTCATCACCACCTTCGGGTGTAGCAGCGGCTGGATCTAAATTTATATCAACGGATCCATCTTCATTTTCTTGAATATCAACTGGACCAAGAGATTCTTCTTGTGTTTCAGTTTCTTCAATTACTTGTTCTTGTATCTCTTCTCCACTAGGAAGTTCGAATTCTTTTCTGACTTCGTTGGGAAGTGCTTTGTCTATATCCGCCATTTATTTTTTCTCCAGATTGTTTGACTGTTTTAACAGTATTATAATTAATATTCAAGCCCTGAGGCGTGGGTCCGGCTTCAGGAGGCAATAAGTGTTTCTTTGGGTATTTATTCATCATAAGTGTATTTCTTCATATCTTCTAAATCTAGGTCATCAATATATTCTTCAACATCTTTAAGCTTGCCTTCTGCATCAGGTCTCACGCTAGCTTCATTGTAAGTCACGCCTCCGGTCTCAGGGTCAGTTTCTAATTCTATTTCAATTTCTTTATAGTTAGGATTATCAGGATCATCAAATTTTTGAATTGTTGTTTTATTACCTTGTTGTGTAACAACATAATCATCTAATCTATATTGATCAGCAAATTCATCTGCTCTATTACCTGTGAAGTTTTTCTTTCCAAAGGTCACAACTTTAGTAACTAAGTCTCCAATAAATTCAGGAATACCATCAGCGCTTCTTTTAACTACTTCTGCAACTTTGGGTGCTGCAACTATTGCAGGTTTTAAATATTTACCTAAAATAGGAATAGATGCAATACCTCCAGCAATCTTCATAAACTTTCTTCTTGAAGGATCATCAGGTCCATCTGCAAAACCCATACGTCCACCTGCTGCCATATATTGTGTTGGCATTTCTTGACCAGTAAATCTTTTACCTGTTATTAAATCTTTTAAACCTTGTATGCTTGTAGCTCTTGCTTTAGCAATGTCTGCTTCTTGTGATTCTCTTTCAAGTTTTCTTCTAGCTTTAGCAGCTTCAAATTTTTCTTCTGCTTCTTCTAGAGTTAAATCTGATTTAACTTTTGGAGTTTCAAAGTCTGTATCTAACATTGATTCGTCTTGAGCAATTTGATCAGCCATCTCTGCTTGTTTAACAACAGATCTTGCTTCTCTTTCTTCAGGAGATAGAGCCATTAAATCTTTTGCAGAACCAATTAAATTAGTCCCAATCAAACCATACTCCAAGGCTTCGGCAACAGGTCTCCCTGCTTTCAATGCTTCGTAAGTATCGTCAACTGCAATATAAGTACCAATTGGACCTAATGCTTTTAAACCTAATGTAAAATATTTTTTCTTTGCAATATCATCAGGAATGTTTTTTATTCCTTGTGCTATTTGTTCTAGACCTGGAAGTAACTTTGAAAAAAGTTGTCCTGATCTTACCGCAGGTAATCTTGAATCAATTAAATCTTTAACTGCTTGGTCATCTCCCTTTTTAACTAATTGCACAGCCTTTTTTAAATTAGGTTGTTTAATTTTAGCAACATCTTTTTTAGGACCTGCTGCTACAAATCTAACATAATTGTCAATTGTATTTCCTAATCTTTTTTCAATATCAAAATCTACAGTTTTTAAGTTTGTTTCTTTAATTAAATTTTTACTTAAATTATATTTAGGTAATGTATCTCTTTTAATTGTTTTTAATTTTTTAGCTACATCGTCATATATTTCATTAATAGTATTTAAAGATTCTTTAGCTGCTTTATTATCACCTAACTTAGCAGCTTCTTTAGCTGTTCGTAATTCATTTTTAATTGTTTTATAAATATTATTTTTTGCTTTAGC